GCAGAAGGGGCACCCTCAATTGCGCCGCCGGTTCCTTGTGCAACGCCTGCAGCCTTGCCAATTGCGCCCAAATCGGGGGCAGCGGCAGTAGTGCCGTAATCGCCGTACCCCGTGAGGATCGGAGACAGTTGTGCGGCAAAGTCCTTGTTTAAATATTGGGATAGGTCGCCCAACTCGCGCTGGCCGAGCGATGCCATCGCCTTTTCGGCTTGCTGCTGGATGTCAAAGATGTTTTTGGCTTCGCCCGTTAATTCTTGACGGACGGTTGGTTGCTCAATGTAACTAGTAAACGCTTCGCGGTCAGGTTCTGCGATGCCTTCCACGCCCGCCGCTGACTGCGCCTTAAACTCGGCCAAAGCCTTGTCATAGCCGGTTTGGTTAAATTGCGGCGTTTTCTGCCACGAAACCGTCTGACTCGCCGTTGGCGTGTAGACGTTGGGATTGCTCATGTAGGCCGACTGGCGTGCGGCCTCAATGTTCTCTTGCCCCTGCTGACGCGCTATTGCGGCGTAATCAGGCGTTGGCGGTGGCGCTGGTGATCTTTTGCCCATACCGAGGCTCCAAATATCGACACTTGTCAGGTGTCTGTGTCATCAAAACAATGTCCCCAGAGTCATGCGCGGCACCTTTAATCCGCGCTTCCTCCGAAAACCCCATCTTGCTGACCAATGCTAGCGCCCGGGTATGGTTGCTGCTGATTGGCCCTATGATCTTATCAACTTTTGCGACGTTGTAGGGATAGTCGTACACCGCCGCCAAATATGCGGGGGTAACGTGTTGCCAAACGATGTGGCACATCACGCTGACCCCGTTCCAATTCTCGTAAACCGTCCCGGCGACCAATTCGCCGTCACGCTCTAGCCCAATGGCAACCGACCGCTGCGGGTCAAACCCGCCCTGCGTCTGCTCGGTTACCCATAGGCCCACCTTGGGGCCGCTGACTATATTCCAGCCCATCCGATCTGATACACCACGTCAGTTGAGGCCCACTGAATCTGCAAGTTTTTGCTGCTGCTAGTGAACGAAATTGCGCCCGAGTAACCCAAACCCGTCACGCCTGATTGGTTGTTCGTGATGACCACATCCGAACCCCACAACGCAACGTCCCACAACCCAATGCCCCACAACCCTGCGGTTGTTGGCGAGAACGACAACGCGCCCGTTTGGTCAACCGTCTGAAAGTCGGTGTTGATGCCAATGACGATCTGCGGCTGGCCGTTGCTAAAAATGCTGGGTCGGGCGCGGGTGAAATATTTGATGACGCCACGCGTTTCAAAGTAGTTGAACGCCTGCAGAGCCTTGGTCGGGATTGGCTCGCTGTCGTCCATGTAGCCGTTGTCGCCCGTCGTCCACGCCTTTGCGACGTAGGTATTGCCGCCAAAATACGGTTCGCTGCCTACCAGCGCCCACGAACTTGCGTTCCAACCCGTAAAGTTGCACCACGCTTTTGTGATGTTGTTCATCACAAACTGCTGCTGCCCGGTGCTGACCGGCACATTGACGATTAGGGCGTTGTTCAGCGGGTTATAGAGCAGCGCCCAGCCAAATGTGTCCTTGTAGGTGCGTGCGGCTGACGCAAACGCGCCCTGTATCTTGTCTGACAACGCAATGTTGGGGTCGAGGCGCGAGGATTGCAGCGCAGAAGCAAACGGGATAAGCCCGTCAAGCGTCAGAATCAGCAAATCGCCGCCGTATTTGGTCACGCAGCGCCGACTGATTGGCTGGCCGATGATCCACACGCCAATCAACGACCATGTAGACGCGCTGGTGGGATCGGTGCCGCGATATACGGCCACCTCGCCCTTGTCGCTTATCAGCACAAGGTTGTCGTCTACGCCATAGCCCGCGTCAATTGTCCACGTCGCCATTGCCGTGAGTTTGCCGCCCAAGTGCATGACGCTGGACAGGTCAAGGACGTTGGCTGCGCCGCCCACAGACGCCACCGGCAAATACCACGCCTTGAGCGTGTTTTTCTGGATAAACCACACCCTGTTTTTAAACAGCGTGGGGCTTTCCAAATCGGTGGTGGTGACGCCCGTGATGGCGGGCGTGGATGCGGCATCAATCGGCGTCCATGTAGTGCCGTTGTACAGCAGCGGCTTGTCCACGCCGTTCGCCGCGTACAAATAACTGCCGCCGCCCGTGGTGACGTTTGTGTACTCCCATGCGGAGTTGGACAGGCTGGCAACAAGCGCCGATCCTGCCGTGCCTGCAGAGGTCACGTCGTAGATGTTGCCCGTGGAAATGGCAAACAACTTGATGGTGCTGCCAGCGTTGTACGTCATCAGCGTATCAACGGTGCCCGGCAACCCGGTCTTATGCTTGGCAAATCCGCCGCGCAAATTGACGTTGCTGACGCTCGGGAACATATTTTCCAGATACACGGCGTCGGTCGGTGCCATGTTCGCCAGTGCGTCCCGAGCGTTCCAGCCGCCCACCGGGGCAGGCAACGACGCGACGTTTGCCGTCGTGCGCTGGACTAGCCGCCTGCGTACCGGGCTAGCCATTACTGGCTATCCGTGCCGTAGCCGCTATCGGGGATGTTGTCGTACCCAATCAGTACGGTTCCCGGTCGCGGTGCAAACGAGAGGTTGGCGGCGGCTACGTCTTGGCCGATGGCGGTTTCCAGTTCTGCGAGGTAATCGCGGTACAGCGCCGTGGTGTCAAAGCCCTTGGCCTCAAAATACTTCAGTTTGGTACCCAGCACCATCACGCGGTCTGGGTACACGCAGGTATCAGTGTCGGCGGTAAAACTGTTTTTGGGCACGCCGAGGGCGTTGTAGGCCCATGCGTTGCTGCGGTACTCAAACCCGAGCAACTCGCCTGCGTTCATGCCCGGCCAAATCTGGAAATACGGCCCAAGCAATCGCCAGCGGATGCGGGGGCCGGTGCTGATATAACCCGACAACAGCCATTCCCACTGCTGTGCGCTTTCGGGGCCAAGCATTTCCCAACGCTTCGACTTGTCCCAATGTGTGCGATTGACCGTGCTGTTGTAGTCAGCCGGCAGGTTGTATTTGACCTTTTGAAATATCAATTGCCCGCCAACTTGCGCTTCGGTGGGGGCGTAGTTGATTGTCAGCGTCGTCGTTCCAGTGACGGCGGTGACGTAGGTAGCGTTAGGGATACCAACGCCCTGCACCTGATAGGTCGTGTCCAGCCCTGCCGTCGTTGGGATGCCGCTGATCGTATACGACGACGTTGACCATGTGCCCGTCGTCGTGATGGCCTCGGTGTAAAACGTGTGCTGCTTGGTCAGTTCGCGCCAATCAGCACGACGGAGCAATTCATAGCCGCAAGCGTTCATCAACGCGAGTATCTGGATAACGTCCTGACTGGCGTTACCTGCGACCGTTGCGGGAGTTGGGATGCCCAACTCGTTTGTGCATTGCTGCACCAATTGCACCATCGTGCTGCCCATAACTATGCCTCCGCTATTTCTTTAGGCGGTCGTCCACGACGCTTGGGGGCGTCTCCCAACAACTGCGCCATCTGCGACTGCAGTTCGGCCAATTGCTTCTTGGTATCTTCCAACTCTGCGCTTGCGTCTGACCGATTCTTGCGGTTGAGGTACTGGCGGGCGCGTTCACGCAAACCCACGCCACCCATGCCAACACGCTGCAACTGCCCGTCTGACGCCAGCGCCAACTGTTCTACGGTGACAAACTTGAGGATTGCCAACTCGGCAATCTGGTCACGGTTGATTTCCTCTGGGGCATCCTTATGCCAATGCGACAGCGGGGTGCCAATCTGCTCTGCGGCGCTTTCGCCCTGCTGCATTTGGTAATACAGCCATTGGCGCGGGAAACGCTCCTTGTGGTCGTCACGGCACGGCTGGTCAATGATGTTGGTCTTATCGCCCGGGGCCATGATGCGGCAATAGGTCT